GTGGTAAGATGATTGACTCTTGGTTTGATCAACTCAAACAGTTCAACAAAGACAGTGCAAAAGCTGTTTCTTTCTTGGTTAAAGAATTTGAGATGAAGAAAAGTGCCAAAGAGTACAATCGTTCTTTCATGTCAAAGACAGGTGTTCTTGATACGAACAAAATTTATTCCTACAAGTGGAATGAAGATCTTTTCAAGAAGAGTAATGTTATTCCCAATGGAAAAAATCATGGTCTTTTGATGTTCATTGATTGGTCTGGTTCGATGTCTTCAAACATTGAATCAACTATCAAACAATTGTTCAACCTTGTTCAGTTTTGTGCAAAGGTAAACATTCCTTTTGAAGTTTACTCCTTTGTTGAAAACAATGCTGATCATGATTACAAAGGACAGCAAGGTAAGCCTAACGAAATCTCTGTTGGTAGTGGTTATCGTTTGATTCAACTGTTTACTTCTGAGAAAGGTTCTGCAAAACTGGAAGTTCAACTTAGGAACTGCTGGTTGCTCGTTAGTTTCCTGATGCGTCAATACTTTGGATATGGTCAAACTGTAGACCACATGAAAAAGTATGAGATGGGTAGTACACCTTTGAACGAAACTATTTTTGCTGCAGTTTATCTGTACAAAAAGTTTCGTAAGAAAAACCCTGTTGAGAAAGTGAACACCGTGTTCCTTACTGATGGTGAATCCAATCAATTGTCCTGTAATAAAGATAGGACTAATGACTTGACTGGAGAAAACTATGTTGTTCGTCGTGCAGTCGCTCGCATGTATGATACCTTTATTTCTTTCCAAGATCCCAAGTCTGGTTATCAACAACACAAACTGTGGGATCCCACTAAAGTACATCGCGGTGGATGGGGATCTGCATCTGTTGATGTAACTTCTAAGTTGCTGCAGTATTATCGTTGGATGACTAATTGCAACGTCATTGGTTATCGTCTGTCTTCCGAGATCCCTGGTACACTTCTGAGAGCAAGTGAACTTTCTTATGAGGAGTACAAAAAACAGTGGAGAAAACACAGTTATGTGGTTGAAAAAAATCTTGGATACAGTGAACTGTATGCAGTAAAAGTAAACCGAGACTTCCGTGGTGAGACACAGGAGATGGATGCAAACTCCAATTCGACTCAGAGTAAACTGAGGAACGAGTTCAGGAAGCATGTCAAAGGTAAGAGTTTCAATAAGATAATCTTATCTAAATTCGTTGACCAAATCGCTTGACCGCTGTTAGCGGTTCTGTTATAATGTATGAGTAATCAGGAAAACCCAATGCCCGTTTCTACCGAAAAATTGATCGAGTACCTTACCGCTGAGTATGGTTCTCAAATCACTCGTTCCCAATTGAGTGATGCTTCTAACTATCTGGGTATGTCCCTGTCCACCACAATCAAACGTCTGTCTGATTATAAGTCTGGACGTGGTGTATGGAACCTGACTGTTCAGGAAGCCCGTGAACAATTTGAAAAAACTGTTACTGTTCAGGAAGACCAAAACTTGATTCCATCTAAAGATGAAAATTATGTTCCCTTCGGGAACTTCTCTGATCTGAAAAAGATCATCAAGTCGCGAGTTTTCTACCCAACCTTTATCACTGGTCTGTCTGGTAACGGTAAAACTGTCTCGGTAGAACAAGCATGTGCCCAACTAAATAGGGAGTTGATCCGAGTTAATATCACCATTGAAACTGACGAGGATGATCTTATTGGTGGGTTTCGTCTTGTTAATGGCGAAACTGTGTGGCACAACGGACCAGTTGTGGAGGCTCTGGAACGCGGAGCTGTGTTGCTTCTAGATGAAGTAGATCTCGCTTCCAATAAGATCTTGTGTCTGCAATCCATTCTTGAGGGTAAAGGTGTCTTCCTGAAAAAAATCGGGAAGTTCGTCCAACCATCCCTCGGGTTCAATGTGATTGCGACTGCTAATACTAAAGGTAAAGGTTCTGAAGATGGTCGCTTCATTGGAACTAATGTTCTGAATGAAGCATTCCTTGAGAGGTTTGCTCTTACTTTTGAACAAGAATATCCTACTGTTACTGTTGAAACTAAGATTCTTCAGAGTCTTGCTTCTTCTATGAATCTTGATTGTCAAGAATTCGTCAGTAACTTGACTCGTTGGGCAGATATCATTCGTAAGACCTTTGCTGAAGGTGGTGTTGATGAAGTGATCTCTACACGTCGTCTGACTCATATTCTTCGTGCTTATTCCATCTTTGGAAATGAGATGAAGTCTATCACTGTTTGTCTGAATCGCTTTGATGAAGAAACCAAACAGTCCTTCCTTGATCTCTATGATAAGATCATGACTCCTCAAGAATCTGACGATGTGGAACAACAGAATCAATCTGTTGACGAATACAACTTCTCTTGATATAATATATGGAGTTATCTCTAACCGAAAATGAATGGAAGAGCATTATTTCTGCTCTCCGACTGGGCGGTAATACCGCCCTTTATCAAAAACTTAATACCGCTATCGGCCTGAAAGAACAAGGTCTTCCTTACAAAAAAATCCTCCGTGAAAAGTACGGTTATGTCATCTAATCATTTCAAATATAATGAAGACGAACTCTTAAACGAGTTACGCGATTATATTATTGGAACTTACAATGCTCATTACTCTGCTGGTAATGACAAAATCCAAACCCTTGATCTCATTGAAGCATGTGGTGACGCTGAATCATTCTGCAGATCTAATATTCTGAAGTATGCATCTCGTTATGATAAGAAGGGAACTGCTCGTCGGGATATCGTAAAGATTCTCCACTATGGCTTGCTTTTGCTCCACTTCAATGATAAATTTGTAAAACGTGAATCCTACCCTCAATGAATATTTCCACTGAAACTCTGAACGTTCTGAAAAACTTCTCTAATATCAGTCCTTCGCTGGTAGTGAAGACTGGTAGTGTTCTTCGTACTATTTCTCCTATGAAGAACATCTATGCGAAGTTTGAATCCCCTGAAGTCTTTGAAAAAGATTTTGCCCTATATGATTTGAATGAGTTTCTTGGTGGTCTTTCGCTATTCAAGGATCCTGAGTTTTCATTTGATGAAACTCATGTCAACATCAAAAGTGGTCGATCCAAATCGATGTACTTCTATTCTGATGCAAGTGTAATCACTGCTCCTCCAGAAAAAGATATTGCACTTCCTTCTGAGGATGTGACCTTCCAACTTTCTGATGAGGATCTGAACTCTCTGCTCAAAGCATCTTCTGTCTATCAACTTCCTGATCTTTCTTTGATCGGTGATGGTCGCGAGATGCAACTGATTGTCCGTGACAAGTGTAACGACAGTTCTAACACTTACAATGTATCTGTTGGACAGACCACCTCTAATTTCTGTTTCAATTTCAAAGTTGAAAATCTCAAAATTCTGCCTGGAGTCTATGATGTAACAATCTCAAGTCCGAACCTTTCTGTGTTCAAACACACTCGACTTGACCTTTGCTACTGGATCGCACTTGAACCTGACTCCACTTATGAATCGTAAAAATTTCCTTTGGGTTGAACAATACCGTCCTCAGAAAGTTGAAGATTGTATTCTTTCTGATAATGTAAAAAATACTTTCCAGGAATTCGTTGAAAAAGGAGAGATCCCAAATCTTCTCCTTTGTGGTCCTGCAGGTATTGGTAAAACAACAATCGCAAAAGCACTCTGCAACGAACTGGGTGTTGACTCCTATGTAATCAATGGATCCGATGAAGGAAGATTTCTGGACACAGTACGAAACCAAGCAAAGAACTTTGCTTCGACCGTTTCGCTACAAGGAAATGGTAAACCAAAAGTCATCATTATTGACGAAGCTGATAACACAACCAACGATGTACAACTCCTCCTTCGGGCGAATATTGAGGCGTTTCATAGCAACTGCCGATTCATCTTCACCTGCAACTACAAAAACAAAATCATCGAACCCTTGCACTCCAGATGTGCAGTCTTTGACTTTACTTTCAAAGGAAGAGAAAGAGCGTCTGTTGCATCAAAATTCTTTACGAGAGTCCAGAATATCCTCCGTGAAGAACAGGTTGAGTTTGATCCCAAGGTTGTTGCGGAAGTTGTCCAAAACTATTTCCCAGATTTCCGAAGAACGCTGAATGAGTTGCAGAGATATTCTGCATGTGGTAAAATTGATTCTGGTATTCTGACTACAATGTCAGAAGTCAACCTTACTGGTCTTATGGGATCATTGAAGTCTAAAGACTTTGCTGGTGTTCGTAAGTGGGTTGTTGACAATCTGGACAATGATGTGACGGTGGTAATTCGTAAAGTCTATGACTCTCTTTACAATGCACTTGAACCAATGTCTGTTCCGCAAGCTGTTCTGATTCTTGCTAAATATCAGTATCAGGCTGCATTCGCTGCAGATCAAGAGATCAATACTCTTGCTTGCTTTACTGAAATTATGTGTGATTGTAAATTCAAATGATCTTGACCCCAGAAGATACTCTGTATGCCTATGGTAAAATCCACGAAGCATATGATGGAGTACAACGTATTGATGATTATTTTCGTATGAAGAAGATGGAGAGGATCGACAAGATTCCTACTCCTCTTTTTGGTATGTCGATGGAAGATGAACTCTTTCAGAACTATGACATTGATCCGAATGACATGAACTTCAGGATCTTGTCACCTGATCATGAAACCTTCAATACACTTCTGGAAATGACCGCCTCGTTCACCTACGAGGATGCTCCTGGTAAGGAGATGAAACTGATGATCCAGGAAACGACCACAGGCAAGGTTGTGGGGTTCATCAAACTGGGTTCACCCATCATCAACTCAAAACCAAGGAACGAGTACCTTGGAGGGGTGCCTGACCTCACCATCTTCAACAAGCGTGCGATCATGGGATTTATCATTGTCCCAGTTCAACCGTTTGGTTACAACTATCTTGGTGGTAAACTGCTGTCTCTAATTTGTGCGAGTCACGAAGTTAGACAAATGCTAAATAAGAAGTACAGCACAGAGATGTGTTTGTTTGAGACTACATCTTTGTATGGAAACATCAAAGGCACTAGTCAGTATGATGGTCTGAAACCCTATGTCAAATATCTTGGTGATACTGATTCCAAGTTTCTACTGACTCTTCCTGATTTCATCTATCATGATCTACATAAATGGTTCATTGAAAAGAATGATGGTGAACAATTGATTCACAAAGGTGCTTCTAGTAGAAAACTCAAAGTGCAGACGAAGATGGTTTCTATCATTCGTAATTCTTTGAAGGAACATCATCCAGATAAGTTTATTGAGTTCAAGCAGTTTATTGAAAGTCGTCAAGATGTAACTACCAAGAAAAGGTTTTACA